TTAATCTTAAACACTTCCATTGTCGGAATTGTTCTATACTCATCAAAGTAATGTTGGACTTCACCTATAATCCATTGGTTTGCTTGAGATTCAAAAAATGCAGGTTTAGTAATTTCACCGACTTGTTCTAAAAATTTAACATCCGTGATAAGTGCAGCTACAACTTTAGATTGATAACCCTGGCCATATTTGACTAGTGTATCTACTTCTTGCATTATGCTTCGGTTTTATCGGTTTGTACTTTTACTTTTCTTGTTGCAGCTTTCCACTCTGATTTTGGAATAAATTTCCATTCACTCGTTGCGTTGTAAGCTTCTCTATCGCTTACTCTAATAATGTTTCCTGTTTTACTACTTTTAAGACACTTCATTGTTGACCTCCATGTTTTTATGTTATCTAATAACCATTAATAATTCTGATTCTCTAAGTAAGATGTATTTGTTGCCACCTACTTTAATTTCTACTCCTTGATGATATGGTGGAAGGATTACTTCGTCACCTACTTTTACACTCATTGGAATTGCGATACCTGATTGTGTGAATAAACCATCACCAACCGCATCTACTCTTGCTCTTTTTACATCTTCCGATTTTGCACTATCTGGGATAATGATACCACCGGCGGTTTGTGAAGCTTCTCCTTCTAATTCCGTTAAAAGAACTCTATCTCCTAATGGTTTTGCTAATTTGTCTGTTGCCATAACTTTTTGTTTTTAAAATTTTGCTATATGTGAAAATGTTGATTGTAACCAGTCCAACACATTTGGGAAACCTTCTAATACTCTATTTTTCAAACCATACTTTAAGAAAGTTTGTTTGTCAAATTTGGTAGTAGGTTCGTTGTATCTATCCATAATTTTCATACGGAGATTACCACTAAATGTTGGTTCTGCTAACTGCATCAATTTACGATTTCTTTCGCAAATTTCCAAATTATTTAAGAATAATTCGTGTGCTTTCGATTTTTTTGTTAATGTGTTTACATAATTAACCATATCGGTAGTATCAACTAATTGGTGTTCCATTAACATTGGAAACGCCTTAGTAATTGATTTAATACCCAATCCACTTATACCTTCAACATTGTCGGATTTATCTCCATCAATCATTCTGAAATTAATAAAATTATGTGGATGAATACCAAATTCCTCTACTACTTCTGGAATATTGTAAACTTTCTTTTTAGATGGTGAATATACACTCACATCTTTATTTACCAATTGAAGGAAATCCTTATCCGTACTCATTATCACAACCTTTTCGTTTTCTTGTCGTAGGGTTGTGGCAATGTAAGCCATAACATCGTCTGCCTCAATACCATCATAAATCATAATGGAAACAGGTAATGATGAAAGTAATTCACCCAATGCAGTCATTTGGCGTCTCATTGATACACCTTCTTCCTCTGGGTTCATTTCTACGGATGCGGCACGATTTAATCTCATTTTGATTTTGTTCTTACCTCTTTCCGATTTGTAACCAGAATATATGTCTTTTCTACTTTGTGAACCACCTTTGCCGTCAAATACAACGACAACTCTTGTGGGGTTAATTGTACGGATTGCAAAGCCGATACTTTTTAAAGTACCGACTATGCCTCCAATATGGTCTCCGTTATCATTAAGATTCGGAGCGGTTGACCAAGAACGAATGAAGGTATTAAGACCATCAATTACTAAAGTTTTAGAGTTGCGTTGCAAATCTCCAAATCCTTTATGTTCTTCATCTATTTCTTTTAGTATATCTAAATACTTTTTACTAATCTGACTCATTTGCTTCGTCCGTTGTTACTTCAACTTCATCCGAATTGGAATTGTTCTTATATAATAATATTGTTGCCTCACAAATCCTAATATAGATTTGGTCTTTAAGTTTCTCATCTTGTAAGAGTTTTGCAAAATCTTTAGATTGAAACTTCATAACTTCTCCCGAATCAATATCAACATATTCGTACCAAGCTCCTGCTTGCTTAAGGATTTTAGCATCTTTCATAACCGCTAACCATCCGCCGAAATTATCAATACCTCTGTCAAAGAAAATGTCAAAGTCTGCATGTCTCAATGGTGGGCCCATTCTGTTTTTAATAACCTGACAACGAACTTTGATACCTACGATTCTATCACCTTGTTTCAATTGTCCCATATTCTTCAATCTCAATCTAACTGAACTATGAAATGCTAATGCTTTACCACCCGATGTTGTCCACGGGTCACCAAACATTGCGTTCATCTTTTGTCTTAATTGGTTTGTGAATACAAGTGCAATTGACTGACGACCAATCATATTAGTAATCTTTCTCATTGCTTTGGAAATAATAATAGCTTTGTCCGTTGCGTAACCATCTTTGTCGTAATCAGCTTCCATCTCTTTCTTTGAAGATGCTGCTGCTACTGAGTCAACTACAATCGTAACTAATCTATCTTTGTCTCCTGTTCTAACCTTTTCAATAATTGTTTCACATGCTTCAAAAATACCTTCAACGGTATCAACTGAAACATACAATAACTTTGAAATATCTACTCCGATTGCTTCTAAGTATTCTCTACTTACTGCAGTTTCGGTATCAATTAATACAGCCACTCCACCTTTGCGTTGTGTTTCAGCAAGGAGATGGGCGGAGAGCAAAGATTTTCCACTTTGCTCTAAACCCGTAATCTCACTAATACGTCCAACAGGGAAGCCACCATAAGGTCTATTAGAGATTGCAACATCCAACATAGCATTACCAGTTGAAATCCAATCTTTAACATTGGTAGGAGCATCACCACCTTCATCATTTAGAAAGTAGGCAATCTTACCATCCTTATTTTGTTTGTTTAATGAATCAGCAAGAATACTTGCTAAATCCTCTTCTCTTTTGGCCATTGTAACCTAATTATTAATTGTTAAATAAATCATCAAATGCTGATGCTACATCATCTTTTTGTTTTGGTTTTGCAGCTTCTTCCTTTTCCCAAGGTAAGTCACCGATTTCACCAGTTGTTCCACCCATATCAACTAAAACATCAGATTGTTTTGGTGTTGGAACTATTGCTTTTGGTTTTGGTGCTTCTAATTCTTCAATGATATCATCACTTCCAACTGCTGCTGATGGATTTAACCAATTTTCTAAAACTGACTTTAATTCTGCGTAAGATAATTCCTGATATAATTCAGTAATTTCTTTTTGTCCATCTAACAATTGTTGGATAGTTTCCGGAGAATCTGCTAATTTAGATGTTGCAGGTTTAACTCTGATTGTTGTTGTTGGATAAGATGCGTTAGACTCTTCTGCTGACATTACTTCCAATACGATATCTCTACCCGTGTTTGGGTCTGTAATATCTCCGTAATCAGGGTCAGCAATATATCCTAAGATATCTTGATAAACTGTCTTACCGAATCCCCAGAATTTTACTCCTTCTGATTCTTTACCTCTTACGATAACTGGTACGAAAGTTCTTAACTTTGGTTCCATTTTCTTACCTGCTTTCCAATCATCAGTATCACCTGTTCTTTTAAGTTTTTCTGCAAACTCAACGATAGGGTCAGGTCTACCAAATGACATTGGACTTAAATAAGTCTTGTTGTTAATGTTGTAGTGAAAGTAAAGTTCAATGAAAGGAATGTCTTTGTTGAACTTGTAAGGAACGATTCTCACTTGAGATTTTCCGTTTGCCGGTTTGAAAATTGAATCCGACTTTTTAGTGTTGTTTTGTAAAGAGCTAAATCTCTTTAGAGCCAATGAAATGTCCATTGTTTTTTTGTTTTTAAGGTTTAAAATTTGTTTTTAAAGTTGAGGTTTATATCGCGATATTCCTATATCTAAATATAACTTTTTCATCTTTTATTACTATAAATATACGACTTTTTTTTCACATTACCAAATCTATTTTGATAATATATCGGTACTCCAACCTGATATTGATTTGTACTCAATTTTGATGTCAGAATTGGTATAATCCAATAAATCAATCCATTCTTGGTGTTCCGTTTTATTCCATTTTTCTTCGTCAATAGAATTTTTATGATGAACAATAACTAATATATCTCTACTATTTTGTGTTTTGGCAGGTTTTAAAGCTCTATCCAAACCATATGTATCGGATGATTGAACGGTAATTGTTTTATTTGGATATAATTTTTTATATTTTTCTTTTTCTTTATTTTTTGAAGATTGACTTGGTGTAACATAAGTTTGATTCATTTGCTTGTTTTTTACATCAATCTTTTTTTGTTTATTAAATTTTGAAACTATTAACCCAGCCTCTCTTGGTGTAAAATTATATTCTAAAATACATTGTTGTCTAACATAATCATCATTTAATTTATAACCAGAATAATGTTTATCCAACATTTCTTTTAATGCGTCTTTTTGAGAAATTTTTGTTGATACAAATGTATCTTTTTTATTAAAAGTATTTCCTATTTCATTTAAGAAACTATCAGGAATATTTTTATGGTATTTTTTTGGAACATAAATAACATCAATTTGTGTTGCGTTTTTTGCATTCATAAATGCATTAAAAGTATGAAATCCATTTACACCCAAATCACTACCATTTCTATCTTCCAGAACAATTAAAGGTTGACAATTGTTGGTCTGCCCACCATTAATTTGTATTCTTTCTGTTATTTCTAATAATTTGTCTCTATTAAGGGCTTCTTCTCTACATTGTTTAAAATGTAAATCTTCAATATCTGCCTTTGTAACTTTTGTAATGGGCCATTTTAGGTCATTTATATCTTTAATTAATTGTTTTACAATTAGAGAATCAGCTTCCAAATCTTTATTTTTTACCATCATACCATTATTTTCATTAAAATACATTTGATGATTTGTTGCATCTACCAACTCTAATAAACGAGCTTCAGCTTCTTTCATTTGTTCCGTAGTTCCGTATTGTAATATTTCATAGATAAATGTATCTTTTTCAGTTCCCCAAAGGATAGATAAATCTTTTGTTTCTTTTTGAGAAAACCAATATACTTTACCATCCCACGTATGCATACCAATATAAATTCTTCCTGATGGGATGTGTAGAATTTTATATAAAAATGCAATAAGATTTAAAGGTGGTGATGGAATTATACAATCTTTAAGTTGTGGTGGTAATTCCGTAACATTTAGAACTTTCAATAAATGTGACTTATTCATGTTGTTTTGTTTTTAAATTTTAGAATTTATTTGTTTTATTATTACTAATATACGACTTTTTTTTGATATTACCAAATCTATTTTTGGAGGTTTTTTACCTTTCTTTCGAGGTAAAATACTGCTTTTTTGAGGTCTTCCAGTTCTTTTTGAGGGTCTTTTTTTCCTGCTCTTGCAACATATTTGACTACATTGAATAGGTAAGCATCTTTGTCTAATCCCCATGCTTCACATACTTTGATTACTTCGTATGGATTGTCTACTCCCCCATAGTGTTGAGGGCCGTTAACCATTTCTTTTATTTCCATATTTGATACCATTTTCTTTTAGGTACAGGTTTACACAGACTAAATGGATTATCTCCAAATGATGTTGTTCCTACATATTTTGATGAAAACATATTTAAAAATACTTCGTGATATTTTTCAGGTATCTTACTAAAATCAGCTTTTATTTCTACATTTAATTCAATTGCACCATCTTCAATGGTTATCAATTTTAATGAATTGTAAGTTTCAACATATTGTGATGATTGAATATTTAAGTGTCCTCCACCTAAAAATAACTCCGAATCTTTTTTCTTTTCTGCCATAACTTATTTTTTACTTTCCCAATATAATTCTCTAACCTTTGCTCCTAATTCGGCATCGTTGGGTGTATCTAAAATTGTTCTACCTTCTAATGTTATTAAGTTTCTATTTTCACCCATATAACATTGTCTACATAATTGTCCTGCTCCCTCTACATAACCATATCTAAAATCGACATGAGTAGTTTTTAATGTAGTAGTTTCTTCGCCACACATAACACAGGTTTCATAAATGTCAAATTCGTCTTTTTGTTTTCCTACTGATGTAACTAATCCGTTTTCATCAATTGTAAGTGGTACATGTTGTTCACCCATAATTTATTCTTTTATTGTTTCTAATTTGTTTTTCAATTTTACTGCAAGAGCACAAGTTTCGTATTCCTCAAAGTCAATAAGGATTTGTAATTGTTCTTCTAATAATTCTGTAAATTCTCTACTATCAA